TTTTCTTTTCAGGATCATTCTGTTCAATATTTTGGATGAAATCAAGAGGTATAATGCAAGGTTTATGTAATGCAAACTCATTAATTTTTAAAGATGAAAACTTACACTGTGATTTTGCAATACATTTGTTAAATAACCATTGTGAGGAAAAACCATCTGAAAAAAGAATTAAAGAGATTTTGTTATCGGCTTTAGAAATTGAGAAAGAATTCATTACTGAATCATTACCTGTTTCTTTAATTGGAATGAATTCAAACTTAATGAAACAATACTTAGAATTTGTTGTTGATGGATTACTCGTTAAATTTGGATGTAGTAAAGAATTCAATGTTGAACAACCATTTAAATTTATGGAACAAATTGCTGTTGAAACAAAAGGTAACTTTTTTGAATCTAGAACTATGGAATATCAAAAGGCGAAGTTAAATGAAACAATTACATTTGAAGAAGATTTTTAAATAAAGAAATATGATGTCACTTAAAATATTAAAAAGAGATGGGGATAATGTATCATTTAACCCACAAAAAATTTACAATCGTGTTAAACGAGCGTCAAAAGGTTTGAATGTAAATTCAGACGAGATTTTCATTAAGGTTATTACTTCAGTGCCAACTGAGGGTGAAATAACAACAAAGGAGTTAGATAAACTTGTATATGAGATTGCGGCTTCATATACCGGTAGTCACCATGATTATTCAAGATTGGCATCATCAGTTGCTATTTCTTCATATCATAAAGAAACTAACCCTAGTTTTTCTGAAACTATGATGTTACTTTTTAATGATGGTATTATTAATGAGAAATTAATTGAAACTATTAAAGAGTATGGTGAAGATACGATTGATGCGGTTATTAATCACGATAATGATTATAATTTTGATTATTTCGCTTGGAGATCATTACAAGAAATGTATCTTTTAAAGAGACCTAATGGTGTAACAGTTGAAAGACCACAACATATGTATATGAGAATTGCATTATGGGTTACAGATAACTTTGTTGAGGCGGTTGAATATTATAAATCATTATCAAATCAATTAATATCTAAAGCAACTCCGATTATGATTAATTCAGGGACAAAAGTACCTCAATTAGCATCTTGTGTTTTACATTATAACAATTCGGATTCAAGAAAAGGTTTGTTAGATACCTTAACTGATATATCCACATTTTCTTCTGATGCTGCTGGTATTGGATTATCTATGTCAAATATTAGAAGTAAAGAAAGTAGAATATCAAGTTCGGGAGGTTATGCTGGTGGTTTATTAAAGTATCTTAAAATTGTTAATGAATCATTACGATTTTTTAATCAACAAGGACGTAGACCTGGATCTGCGGCAATTTATCTTGAACCTTGGCATAAAGATATTATAGATCTATTGGATATTAAAAAAAACACAGGTGCTGAAGAATTAAGAGCACGTGATTTATTTACCGCTCTTTGGTTACCTGATAATTTTATGAGAGCCGTTAAAGAAAATGGGGATTGGTATCTATTTTGTCCTAACGATATTATTAAATCAGGATTGAAACCATTACAGGAATGTTATGGGGATGAATATGAGGAAATGTACAATAGAGCCGTACAAATGGGATTAGGTAAAAAAGTTTCGGCTCAAACTATATGGACTAAAATTATTGAATCACAAGTTGAAACTGGTGTTCCTTATTTATGTTCTAAAGATAGTGCAAATAGAAAAACAAACCATCAAAATATTGGTGTAATTAAACAATCAAATCTTTGTAATGAGATTTATCAATACACAGATGAGGAAACTACTGCGATTTGTACACTATCTTCAATCGTGTTAAAAAACTTTGTTAAAAGTGGTAAATTTGATTTCCAATTATTGTTTGAGGAAGTTAGAAAAGTTGTAAGAACCTTAAATAAGGTAGTCGACATAAATAACTACTCAACGCAAAAAGGATTGAAAGGTGGTTTAGAACAACGAGCAATAGCCATAGGAACTCAAGGTTTGGCAGATGTCTTCTATCTACTTGATTTAATCTTTACTGAGGAAGAGGCAAAGACATTAAACAAACATATTTTTGAAACCATTTATTATGGTGCTATTTTTGAAAGTAATGATCTTTGTAAAAAAGGTAAGTATGAACCATATAAATTCTTTAAAGGTTCCCCAATGTCAAAAGGAGTATTCCAATTTGATATGTGGGGATTAACTGAAAATGATTTATCTGGTTATTGGGATTGGAGTAAATTAAAGAACGATGTTAGTGAATATGGTGTTTGTAATTCATTATTTACAGCACAAATGCCTGTAGCGTCTTCCGCAAAAATCACAGGATCATTTGAAATGACTGAACCGGCACACTCGGCGTTGTTTAACAGAAGAGTAGTTGGTGGTGAAATTTTGATTGTTAACAAATATTTGATTAATGATTTTGAAAAAATTGGTATATGGTCTGAGGACTTAAAAAATGAAATCATTATGAACGAAGGATCAATTCAGAATATTAATTTTAATAACTATTTGGATCCTGAGGATAAAAATTACAATAAGAAAGTGAAACGAATTGAACATTTAATCCCTAAATACAAAACAATTTGGGAAATTTCACAAAAAGAACTTATTAACATGGCGGCTGATAGAGCACCATTTATTGATCAATCACAATCAATGAATATTTATATGTCAAATCCATCGTTATCAAAGATTACCTCATCACACTTCCATTCTTGGGAAAAAGGATTGAAAACACTTTGTTATTATGTGAGAACTAAAGCGATTTCAACGGGAGCAAAACATTTAGCCGTTGATATTTCTAAAAAAGAAAAACCAAAATTAATTCCTGAGACACCTAAAGTTGATTTTACAAGTATGAACTTACCACCAAAACCTGATAGTTCAGAGTTTGAGTGTTTTGGGTGTTCATCGTAAGATGGATTGCGTATCATCAAAAAAATCCCGTTAATTCGGGATTTTTTATTTTATATTGTATTTATTCAAAAATTGTTAAGAGTATATTTATTGAATATGGCAAATGGAATAACATACGGTATAAATTTTCCTTTCAGAGATTCGTTTGTTGGTCGATACTTAGATACATCAAATGATAGTGATGAAGAAATAAGAAGTAATCTTGTTCATTTATTATTAAGTAAAAAGGGAACAAGATATTTTTTACCTGATTTTGGGTCAAGATTATATGAATATATATTTGAACCATTGGATGGACCAACATTTAGTGAAATTGAAAGTGAAATAAGAGATTCGGTTAGTAAATATATGCCTGGTATCCTGATTACTAACATTAAGATCACAGATGCTTCAATGGGGGATGAAAACCAAGGAACATATATAAATCAATACGGTGAAAAAGAATTTACGGTTCCAAATATCGCACAATTAGAACATACGGCAAAAGTAAGAATTGATTATAGGAACACTAATAACGCTTTCAATTCAAGCGATTTTGTAATTATCAATATTTAATAGTATATGGCAAATAAAAAAATATCGTACACAACGAGAGATTTTGCGGGAATAAGAACTGAACTTATAAATTTTACAAGAACCTATTATCCCGATCTTGTTCAGAATTTTAACGATGCTGGTGTATTTTCAGTATTGTTAGATTTAAATGCCGCAGTAACTGATAACTTACAATTTCAAATTGATAGAAGTATTCAAGAAACAGTATTACAATACGCACAACAAAAATCATCAATTTATAATATTGCAAGAACCTATGGTTTAAAAATTCCGGGATCAAGACCGTCAGTTGCGTTAGTTGACTTTTCAATTACAGTACCTGCTTTTGGAGATAAAGAAGATTTAAGGTATTGTGGTATCTTAAGACGAGGATCTCAAGTAAACGGAGCGGGACAACCATTTGAAACTGTTTATGATATTGATTTTGCATCACCAACAAATGCGGAAGGATCCCCAAATAGATTAAAAGTGCCAAATTTTGACTCTAATAATAATTTAATTAATTATACCATTACAAAACGAGAAGTTGTGGTTAATGGTATTACTAAAGTTTTTAAGAGAGTAATTACACCAAATGATGTTAAACCATTTTTTGAATTGTTTTTACCCGAAAAAAATGTTTTGGGTATTACAAGTGTGTTACTTAAAGATGGTACACAATATACGTCACCACCATCACCTCAAGAATTTTTAGGTTTGGAGAATAGATGGTATGAAGTACAAGCATTAGCAGAAGATAGAGTATTTGTTGAGGACCCAACTAAACCATCTGACCAGCCAGGTATAAAGGTTGGTAAATATATTGTTACAAGCACTAAATTTATTAGTGAGTTTACACCTGAAGGGTTTTGTAAATTAACATTTGGTGGTGGAAACGTATCTGCTGAAGAACAGTTAAGAGAATTTGCAAGAGATGGTGTGGGATTTGATTTAAACAAATATGTTAATAATTTGGCTTTAGGTAGTGCATTAAAATCAAACTCTACTTTATTTGTTCAGTATAGAGTTGGGGGTGGACAATCAACAAATTTAGGTGTAAATATTATTACACAAATAGGGACTGTATCCTTTTTTGTAAATGGACCATCAGAATCTATTAACTCGACTGTTGTTAATTCTCTTAGAGTAAACAATGTTACGGCAGCAATTGGAGGAGCTAACCCACCAACAACTGAAGAAGTTAGACAATATGTAACATATAACTTTGCTGCACAAAACAGGGCAGTAACTGTTAATGATTATGAGTCAGCTTTAAGAACGATGCCATCACAATTTGGTGCTCCGGGTAAAGTTTCTATTGTTGAAGAAAATAACAAGATAAAGATAAAGATGTTATCATACGATACAAGTGGTAATTTAACTGAGGTTGTATCAAATACTCTTAAAAGTAATGTTGCTAATTACTTATCTAACTATAGAATGATCAATGATTATATATCTGTTGAAACCGCTAATGTAATTGATTTGGCACTTGATATTGATGTTGTTTTAGATTCTAGTCAAAATCAAGGATCTATTGTTGCTAAGATAATTAATATTGTTACAACATACTTTAGTCCTGCAGTTAGAGGTCTTGGTCAAAATGTATATATCTCTGAAATAAGAAGATTAATACAAAGTGAAAACGGTGTTATTTCTGTGTCCGGTATATTTGTTTATAATAAAGTTGGTGGGCAATATTCGTCATCACAAACTTCACAACAATATGAGGATGCATCAACAAAACAGATACAATTAATTGCGGATACAGTATTTGCGGAACCAACACAAATATATCAAATTAGGTTCCCTAATAAGGACATTACGGTTAATGTTCTTAACTTTAAGACGATTAATTTCTCCTGATAATTTATTTTTTAAATAAAAGAATTATTTTTTGAAAATAGGAAATAAACTATTTATCAAGAAAGAATAAATAATGCCAAAATCATATAGAATACGTACAACACCCGGTACTGAGAAGACAATTAATATTCAGTTAGAACAGGATTTTGAATTCTTGGAGATCTTATCACTTAAGATTAATCAGGGTGACATCTATAATAGAATGTGTTCTGACTATGGTGTTATTATAGGTAGAGTATTAGTTAATAATGGATATGGGGTACCAAACGCTAGAGTATCTGTTTTTATACCAATTGAAGATGTTGACATTGACAACCCAATAATCTCTGAACTTTATCCTTATCAAACACTATCTGATGTAAGTGTAGATGGTTATAGATATAATTTATTACCTAAAGAACCCTCTTATACAGGACACGCGGCAACAGGAACTTTTCCATCAAAAGAAGAAATATTGACAGATCAATCATATGTTGAGGTTTATGACAAGTATTATAGATTTTCGGTAAGAACAAATGATAGTGGGGATTATATGATATTCGGAGTTCCAACAGGGACACAAACGGTTTTGATGGATGTTGATTTATCTGATATTGGATGTTTTTCGCTTTCACCTCAAGATTTAATTGACTCTGGAGTTGCCGTTGAATCCCAAGTTAATGGATCTAAATTTAAAACTTCAACTAATCTTAATGAGTTACCACAAATTGTTACTTTAAATAAAATTATTGAAGTTGCTCCATTATGGGGAGAACCTGAGATATGTTTATTAGGTATTACCCGTGCTGACTTTGATTTAACGGCGAGTGCTAATATTAGTATAAAGCCAAACGCGGTTTTTATGGGGTC